TTAGATGGAATTCCAAGGCAATTTAATATCGATCGCCGATACATCGGGGATTGCTTCCTTAATGTAGATCTCGCTTGTCTTGTGTGACGTATGCGCCAGACGCGTCTGAATATCACCCATCTGCTTACCTGCCCTCGCGGCATCCGTCGCACCCAGCGCACGCAGATCTTTAAACGTGACGTCGTCGGTAATCCCGGCGCGATCTCGTGCTCTATCCCACATCGAAATTAATCCGGTCTTCGCGTACGGCGTCCCTTTCTGGCTTGGGAAAAGGAAGGGCGAAATAATCTCGTACCCCTTTTTGATGATGCGTGCGCGGTCAATAACATCCTGGATGGCTGGCGTGACCTGGATGTCGACCACCTTCCCGCTACTCTTCATCGTCTTACTGGGCGCCAGCCGGATAAACCCAGCCTCGATCTGCGATTCCTTCAACGTCCGAATGTCGATCGCGCGCGCCCACAGCAGATAGGCCATGTCGATGATGCAGGCGAACATCGGCCCGCTCGCGGTCGGGATGCTCTTGCCGGTGTCCTTACGCGCCTTGCTCTGCATGCCGGCCGCGCGGATCCGCTGCACCTGGTCGTGCGTGATCAACACCGTGCGGCGCTGCGTCTCGAAGTCGCTCAGGTCGAGCTGGTCGATGGGATTGTCCTGGCGCAGACCCAAGCCTGACACAGCGTAGCGGAAAAGCTTGCTGGCCAGGCCACCATACTTGCGGGCCGTGTTCGGCTTGTCAGCGAACTTCTCGCGCAGGAAGTCCGCAAATTCCTTGGTCGTGACCTCGACCACCAGGAACGCATCGAACTCGTCCGCAATGACGTCCAGGAACCGCGTGTACTGCTCCTGCGTCTCCTTGCCGTATTTGCCCAGCTTGTGCAGTTTGAACTCGGTGCACAGGTGCGGCACCGTGCCCTGGACATGGGCCTTGCTGCCAAGCAGCTCGGCCAGGCGGTTGAGCATGGCCACCTCGCCGTCCGCCACAGAGCACAGGCGCACCCACGTTTTCAGTTCCTTCGTCTGCGGATCGCGGATCTTCTGTGGCGCCACGTAGTAATACGCGTTGAATTTGATGTACACCCGGCGCGGAAGTCCGCGGTTCGTCTTGCGCTGCCTGTTCATTGCCTTGCTGATTTCCTCTTCGGTCCCGGGGCGCTTGCCGCTGTCGGTGCGCCGCCCGGGTTTCTCACGTACGCCCGGAGCACGCAGACTGTGTTGTCAATCTTGCGCAGCTGCGCAGGGATACCCAGCGCCCGCAGCGCGGCGAGTTGCTTCTTCGGGAGCTTGTAATGCGTGATCGCGTAGATCTCATCAATAGATAGAATCAAGTCTTCCATCTCTCACTCCTGTTTCAATGGTTGCTGTTCTGCTCATTCTGGTTTCAAAAAATTCTTCGCGGTCGATTGCGGCATGCTACGATCCACAAAACTATTTGCATTTCTGCAATGGAAAACAAAATTCTGAAATTTATCGGCTTCTCGGCCATGGGCCTGATTCTCTTCGTAGCCACGATGGTCATCATTCGTTGGGTGGTCGACTTTGTTACGTGGTCCACCCTCGATTCCGGATGGGCGCAGGTTATTGGCTCCGTCTTAGCTCTTGCAGTCGCGATCTACGTGATGCGTCAACAAGCCAGCTTCGCCATCAGCACGGAGGAAAGAGCCCTCAAGCGTCAAGCAGATACCGTGGCTGCGATCGTCGCGAAACTGAACGAAGAGATCCAGTACTACGCTCAAAGACTTGACGACGAAGAAAGCTCTGCCGAGGCATTGTTCGATCTGAAGGACACTGACGCGTTCTTTGAGGTCTTGAAAGCTGTTGACGCAATCCCGCTTTACTCTCTGGGATCCGTGAAAATGGTGCGTGGCATATTCGAAATGCAAAAGGCTTCTAGGCGTTTTAAGGAAATCCTCGAATGGGGCCAGCAACTCAATGCCACCACGCCGGACTTCCGACAGTGGGATTCTCAGGAAATCACGAGACGGGCAGCATTCATGGGTTTGGTGAGCCGAATCGCATACGGGATATTCGTCGATGGATACAACGCACTCGTAACCGAAACGCAGAATTCTCGGGCCTAGCATAGGTTTTGCTCCTACAATCATCCGACCATCCTGTGCTGGCGCACACCAGTAATACCGGGCGGCAGCTCTTCCTGCTTGTCGAGGAAGTTGCTCCCCTTCTGCCCGGTGACCTGCGCATGCTTTACCTCGACCGCGGCCGAGTTCACCATCACTTGGGACAGCGTGCCGATCATCTTGGCCTTCTCGATATCCAGCGTGCCGTCCTTCACCCCTTCGATCGCGCTGAAAAGCAGTTCGCGCAGATCATCGATGTTCTTCTTGGCCATGATTTTTCATCCTCTTGTTGATTTGTCGGGTGAGCACTGAGCGCAGCTGCACCACTTCGTTGAGTTCGGGCGGCAGGTTGTGCCGCGTGTTTCGCTTCATGTTCTCGGCCAGACTGATGCACTCGACACGGTCGACCGTGATCTCCTCGAGCACGGCGCTGCGCATGCCGGGTTTGAACACGACGATATGTTTCGGCGGTACCGGCCCGTTCGCGCGGATCCATACCAGCTCGTGCACGGCGCGCCAGCGCTTGCTGTTATTGCCTGGGTCGTTGCTCACCTTCTGCAGCAGGACCCCGCTCTTGTCGAATTTCGTGCTTCCGATCGGCAGCGTGTTCGATGGCGACTGGCCGGGCTTAAATTGCGTCGCCCGGCACTCTTCCTGAATCCCGACAATGCCCTTCGTGCCCTTGTTCCAGACCGCTTGCCCCTTCCGGAACTGGTGCGCCCGGGCGGGATGATCAGGCCGGCTCATGCTGCGTGCTGCCTCCTGGGCGACAAACTCTGGCGTCTTTTTCAGGCCCAGTTCGTTGGCCTTGCGGTAGACGGTGTGCAGGGAGTGCCCGACCATGAACGCCAGGTCGCCTGTTTTGAACCGTGGATAGAACGAGCGCAGCAGCTCGAGCTGGTCCTCGGTCCACACAGCTTTCGACCGATTTTTCCCCATCGATGCAGTCATGGCCAGGCTCCTGGGATGCGCAGGGCGTCGAGCGATTTGCCGCCCTCGACCCAATCAGTGAACCATCGCGGTGGCTTTCCTCGGCCGGTCCACGCCTGCGCCGCATCACCTGGGTTGCGATATCGCACTTCCGGCCGGCCGCCAGAAATCACGGCCGGCAGACGAAGGGGCTGCGGCGCAGGCTTTGGCGCCACATCGAACAGCGGCATCTGGTTCATCCTGTAACTCCCGCCGGCGGCGCCGGAAAGTGCATCCAGTGGGTCACTCGCTCGCCGGTGATCGGCGAAGCGTCGACATTGCGCCAGGTGTCCCCGTCTAAGAATCCTGGCCACACGTCGTCATCGTTCAGCGCAAGCAGCACCAAGGTGTCAGCGTCTGGCAGCGCGATTGCTGCATCGATCCAGGCCGCCATGGTCAAGCCGCCTCTTCAAGTAGGGACTTTTGGTCCTTGTCAACGGCGAGTGAGTCGCCCTCGTCGAGCAGCTTCGAACGCTCCTCGATGACGATCGTGACGAAGCCGCCTTCGGCGTCCGCCAGGCTGTGCGCCCAGTCGCCCTTGGCCAGCGTCAGCACGCATTTCACCCCGTCCTTGAACACGACCTGGTCGACGGCGGCGGGGAACGTCATGCGCGCATTGCTGGCGATGATGTCGATCGCATCGCGCACGGCGGCGCGGCAGTCCTGCTGCACCGTGGCCAACACGCGCTTTTGCTCGCCTTCCTTGAGGTCGATCCATGGCTTCGAAAGCGTCTTCATGTGCTTCGTGGCCGTCTTGATCATCGCGCCCAGCAGGAACTCTTGTGCGTACGCTTTGCCATCTATCACGCCGTGCACGCCGGGACGGGCGAACACCGCAAACGGGCCTTCTTCGTGCTCGAGCACCGCGGCCAGGCGCCAGTTATCGCCTTCCGGCACCGGTGGATGCCAGGCACTGATGTCAGCGTCGCCGCTGAGCCAGCAAGCCCCGACCCCGATGGCCGTCGTGTTCGTATCATCGACCAGACGGATCACGGCAACCTCGCTCCCGTTGACCACGGCGCCAGGCGCCAGATCCTCCTCCGGCAAGGCGAAGTTCTCGAAGCCTGACAGCGCGCCGTAGCCATCTTTGTCGCGCTTGAGGGCGCCGGTGTCGGTAACAGGTGCAGCTTTCTTGGTGGTGGTGGTGCTCATGGGTCAATTCTCCTCGGTGCATTGATTATTCTGTTGCTGGACGAAGCGCAGGTACCGGCGCCGGATTCGCTCATGCCAGCGCGCTTCGGCCGCCTCGTCGTGGTCCAGCTCAGCGCGCGACTTGATCTCGCAAATCTCGCGGACCATCGCCGCGGCGGCAGCTTCGCTATCGACGCCCAGGCAGCGCTGGAACTCCGGTTCGCGGCAGCGCTGCGCGGTCCAGACGGACAACCGTTGCGCGCTCATGGTCAGTCGATCTTCTTGAACGGGAACTGCTCGGCGAACGGCTTGATGTGCTTGTAGAAGTGCGACCCGATCGACTCGGCGCTCTCGAACTGCTTGAACTGCTCCGCGTCGACGTTCTGGTAGTAGTACGTGTTGCCCGTGCCGGCGCCGCGCTTGAACTGGATGGCCAGGGTGTTGTTATTGGCGTCGTGGCCAATCGCTGCCAGCTGCGACGATTCGATTGGGGCCATGGTGATGCTGATTTCGGTGGTGGACATGCTTTTCTCCTGTGGTGGTGGGTGGTGCGGGTTACGCTGCAGCGCGGACGCTGCGCACGTTGGTGATATGGCCGATCAGCGCGGTGCAAATGGCCGGGAAATCGGATTCGTGGTACAGCACCGCGGCGCGATCGCGGCCGGCTGCGGCGAAACCCAGCGAAGCGAGGAAATCGGCAGTGAGCGAGAAGCCAAGGCGCTCGGCGATCTGGCCCAAGCGCAGCCCTGGCGGCGTGGTGCTGGCGATAGTCGGGCGCACGGCGGCGATCGGCGTCATGTTTGCCGGTGCCGGCTGTACCTCTTGGAAGTCGACGTCGTCCGCCAGCGTCTCGGTCACTGGTGTGGCTGTAGCAGCGGATGCTGCGGCGCGCGCTGCAGCTTCTGCCTGGGCCTGGGCCTCGGCGCGCTGGCGCGCTTCTTCCTGCTGCTGGCGCGCGCGTTCCGCTTTCTCGGCTTCGGCGCGCTGGTGGCTTTCGATCCTGGTGTTCACGGCCAGGCGGAAATCGTCGTCCTGCTTTTGAATCACGTTCTGCAGGTCGGCAAACAGAAACTCATGGCCGGCCGCATGCTCGCGGTACCAGGCCAGACGGCTGCGCACGCCGGCGGCGATCGCATCGACTGAAATCTTGGCGTTGGCCAGCTCGGTGTCGACCGCATCCTGCAGCGTAGCCAGGGTGCGCTTGTTCTTCATGACGCCGGCGAAGTCACGGGTTTGGAACACCAGGCGCAACGGCGCGATTTCCTGCTCGAGCGCGGCGACGTGTTCTTGGAACGTCAGCTTTACCTGGGCGAGGATCCCGGCCTTGATCAGTTCCTTCTTGTCTTTCACGGTGCGGGTCAGCACCAAGCGCTTGGCGCGCAGCTGGTCGCTGATGTGGTCGATCGTGCGCATCAGGTCGGCGATATCGGCGGTCTGCTCGAGCGCCGCGCGTTTCGCCTGTTCGAGATCACCCTCGGCCTGCTCGCAAAACTTGACCGTCGCCTCAGCGTCAGCGAAGTCCTGGTCGGTCAGCAGATCGGTCTTGATGCTGGCGATGAAGCGCTCAGCCTTCGCCTTGAACGCCGGCAGATTGCTGCGCGCCACCTTGCCCTCGATGTGGATGCTCAGCGCCGGCAGCTGCATGATCGGCTCGGCTTCCGGCTTCGTGGCGTACTCGGCCGGGACGTAGCTGGCCAAGTCGCCGGCGAACTGCGCCCAACCGGCGCGGATGCGTTCCTGCCAGACTGGATCCGGCAGCACGTCCATGTGCTGGAAATTGTCGAGCGTACCGTCGGAGACGACGAACTTCACTCTGCCAGCGCCGGTTACCATCATGATCTGCTGGCACTGCGGCATGTATTCGTCGGGCAGCTGGCCAGCTTCAACGGCGTCGGCCAGCGCCGCATTCCATTGTTTGTGCTCGAAGGCGACATCACCGGCCATCGTCAGGCCGTCGCACGATGCTGACAGCAGGCCTTCCGAACAGGTCACCGGATACAAGTCGTCATCGATCAGGTTTTCAACCAACGGGCGCGCCGCAGCTTCCACCAAGTGGCCGTGGTCGAGGATGTTTTCCTGCACCCAGTTCGAGAATTCCTGTGGCGTGCCGGTGTGCTTCATATGCAGCAGCTCGGTGCGCTTCACGCGCGATGAGATTCCCAGCATGGCGGCCGCTTCACTGGCGCCAAAGTGCTCGAGGCGAAACAGGCCCCAGTCGGCACTGCCCTGGACGAGGTCATGAATTTGCATAATCTTGTTCTCCGTATGGTGATGGTGTGGGTTCCCGCTTCCGCGGGAATGCCTGGGATCAGTCGTTTTCGTGGGCCCAGCTGTCGATCGTCAGGCGCTGGTGTTCGGTGAGGATCTGGCGGGTTTGGATCATGGCCACCAGCTGCGCCACAGTCTTTTTGCCGCTGACGATCTCATCGCGCCAGGCTGCTTTGTTCTTGTCGAATTTCTCGGGACTGCAAATCGGCAGGTCGCCTCCGCGCTGCTCGCTTGCACCGGCCTGGCTGGTGGTGCCGGCGCCGCGTACCTCACCGGTGTCTTTGTCCACTACGTCTGACTGGTCGTCATCACGCTCGTCGACCACCACCATCTCGCTGTCGATCGTGAAGTGCTTGTTGGCGTCCACCGCCGTAGCCACGTCTACAGCACGCTGCACCTCGATTGATTTCGGCATGTACTTGAGCACCTGGAGCAACACCACCTTGCGAGCGTACATTTCCATGTTCTGGCCGTTCTTCTCCAGGGCGTAGTGGCGCGCACCGACCTTGTTGAACTTGTTCAGGTGCTTCACGACGCGGTCCATCGTCCACACCTCGATCACCGGGAACTGGCTACCGTTGACACGGCCGACGGCGTAGACGTGCGTGATTTCTTTCCAGGTGTCGCCGCCGGCGCCAGGACGGTGCTTCACGTATGGCGCGTCACCTAGGGCCCAATCGAACTCGTCGCCCACATACACAGCGCCAGTCCAGACCGTGGCGCGGCCGGCGCGCGAAACCAGGTCGACCAGGCCTTGCCAGCCTGGGACGAACGTGGCCTTGCCGCCGTACGGCACCAGGTAGCCCTGCCCGCCCACTCCGATCTCGAGGCCCAGCTGCGACGCAACCACGACCGAACCGAAGATGCTGTGCAGGTCGCACTTCTGAAGCGCGGCGTTCTGGCTGAATGCGGTCATGGTCAGGCGGACCATGCGATCGGGGCTGATATGCTTCGGCAGCGCGTTGGCGATCTGGCCTTTGTACTTGTCCAGGAAGGTGCTCAGGCTCTTGGCTGGGCTGGCGACTACTTGATTCATGGGGTAATTCCTCTCAGGTTAAAAGCCGAAAACGTAGGTGCGCAGTGCACGCGCTACTGCCTTGCGTGGGCCGAAGCCGGCGCGCAGGCTCAATCGATACTGGTTGCGGAAGTGGCGGATCATGATCACCACCCCGCGATCTGACGGCGCTGCAGTTCGATCTGCACTTGGCGGCGATGCTCGGCGGCGATCAGGCACGCGGCCTCGATGCGGATGGCTTCGAAGTACTCGATGTTGCCGTTGGATGTGGCCAGCTGAACGGCGGCGATGCGCAGGCGCAGCGGCTTCGTCAGCTTGCGCACCAGGCGACGTGCGACGCGGTAGATCGGTTTGGTGGCAATGCTCATCCCTGCTCTCCTTCGTTGGCGCCGGCGCGGCCGGCTTCGTTATTGGGCCTTCCGGCTTTATCGATGTCCGGCATCGGCCTGTGCGCCCCAGGCTGGCGGCACCTAACGTAGTGCGGACGGGGCATGCGCTGATCCCACAGTCCCTGTTTTCTGAGCCGGGCCTGCCAAGGCGCGCTTTACCGGGCGCGCCGCACGTTCGGTTCAGGCAGCGATGCTGTCGAGGTAACAGTCGATCCGGTCAGCGGTCGAAATCTCGCGGTTCTCGCGCTCGATCGCGGCCAGCTCGTTCGTGGCCATCGCCTCGGCTTCGGTCCAGATCAGGTCGGTGATGACTCCCTGCAGGCTGTTGGTACCAGCGAGCGATTCGAGGATCAGGGTGGGCAGGGCTTGGTTGTCTGTCAGGTATTCGCCCAAGCAGTCGCGGATCAGCTTCGATGCCTGCGGCTGCCCGGCGCGCACGGCGGCCAGTAGACCGGCCGACTTCTGGCGGGTCAGGTCGGTCAGCGCTTTTGCGCGCAGTTCTTCGGTTGATGCGATGCGGGACATGTCTTTCTCCTATCAGCGGCTCGGCGAGTGCTGAGCTCGGTCGCGATTGAGTTACTTTATAGCGATTCGCTAAACAACACAACATAAAAGTGTAGCGTTGCGCTAAATTATCGAACTGCGCTGATTCTGCCCTGAATGGTTCAGGCGAAAAAAAGCCCGCGAATGCGGGCACATGGGGCTGTCCTAGAAAAGCTCCACTAGGAGGAGCTTAGGTATCTTGCGTTTTCTTACTTTGTAGGGAGCACAGGCGCTGCAGCTGGTGCAATTGGTGCGGACAGCACCGCACTTCCAGCAGGTAATGCGATGACAAGCGGTGGCTGCTGCTGCTGCTGCGCGACAGGCTGAGCTATCGTTGGTGGAGAGACGGCTGGCTTGTCTGAAACCCTTGCGAACGCAAAGATAGCGCCGAGAATTGCAATGCCAAAGCCAACGACCCACCGTGTGACTTCAGTCGTTGCCTTATGCGAGTCAGCACGTACGTTAGCCATTTCGGCCCGCATCTCACCCGTCTGTTTCGCCATCTCAGTACGCATTTCTGCAAACTCCGCGCGCAGGTCTGCGAAGCCTGCTTTAATGCTCGTGTCGAAGTTCGCCAGGCGCGCATCTACCTCGGCCTTGTTTTGGGCGAGCTTAGCATCTACTTCTTGGCGTGTAAGGTCAGTCATTCGCCTATGATTGGGGCGAGCAAGAGGATTGTCAACATTAATCTCGATGTCATCTTGGGCCTCGACAGTAAATTTGGCAACCAAATCGGAAACGAATTTGCCTGGAGATAAATCGCGAGAATACTTCGCTTGGCTCATTCCACAAACTCCGGCTTTCCGTCCGCGATCCACTTTGATATTGCCTTGAGATTATGAGTCCTCACGTAGGCACATTTCTTACATGTCGCAGTTACCAGCGGTATACCCTTCATGTATATACTCCCATCAGATTCGTTTGCCAAAGCAAAGCTGTGGGAAACTAAACTCTTCCCTACCTCAGTTGTTGAATGTAAGCTCCAGCTGTTATGACTGCACGCTGGGCATGGGTTCTGAACACGCTTAGAAAAAAATTCAGCCACATCATTAAAGCCGACTGGAGGTCTAATGTCACTGTCAATTTTGATTTCGCTCATCGCTATCCTAATGCTGCGCCACAATGGGCGGGAATTATTTATTATCCAACTTGGCTTGCTATGTAGAGCAGCAACACAATTATCGCCCAAGTATATTTTCTATTTCTATTGAGTCTGGCGAGGATTATGCTTTGCAGAAGAAGGGTTGCTGATGCATCCTCCCTGGTATGCCGGACCGCTTTTGCAGTTTGAAACTGCGTGAAATATGGAGTTCCTTCCTCATCATAATTGCAGTTGAGCCCAGCACTCTCACAAGCTCTTCTCGCTTCTTTAATTGCAGCCACAACATCACCGTAGGGAGCACCCTTTTTAGCGAGCTGATCAAGAACATACTCATCTAACCGATCTGCTTCTATATCGTCCTCATGTTTCAATTTATCTTCCTATATCAATCGCTTCGAAACACTTATCTGATTAGACAAGTCTTTGCTTAACCTCAGTAACTACCCCGATAACATATAGCGGCTCGACATCACTACGAAGCGTTGGGAAATCGTCGTTCAGCGGGACCAGCTCAAATATCTCATTTCCATTTGTATCTATACCGCGCGGTCGATACTTTTTAAATGTCGCCTGATTGCTACCATTGCGTGCCACTACAAAATTACCTGGCCCAGGGGCGCGATCAGGATCGACAAATAGCCGGTCACCTGGCTGGAAGCGCGGCGACATCGACATGCCTTCAACATCAAGGCAGAACGCCCATCGAGATAGCTTTGGGTCTTCTGTGTACTCGACCGCGTACCCGTCACCAGGTTCATACGGGTTCTCCATATCGCGCAGCGCGCCGGCCTGAACCGACGAGATAACGGGAATTTGCCGAGATGCCAGCATCAATGGGGCGATGTTTACGTCGAATGGGCGCCCCTCAATTTTAGATCGTGTCTCCTTTGCGAACAGATGAGACTTGTCCATCCATCCATGCGGCTCACCAATAGCGGCCTCAATCCTGCGCGCCATAGCGTCGCCCATCGTCTTCGGCGTGCCTGACTTGCTGTCACGTGTCTTGTTGCGAATCTGGCTTATGTAAGCCGGAGCGGTGTTTGCTGCTGCTGCGAGCTTCGCGGCGGTACCCAGGCGCTTGACGGCTACCTCAAGATTTTCCCGGCGGATTTCATCAATCGTTTGCATACGAGCATTACATAGCAGATCGCTAAAGATTGAAATATGCGAATCGCTATTGACGTTATTTAGCGAATCGCTATACTGGCGCCTCATGGACATCAAAACTTACCTCTCTCAAGAACGCGGTCGCCAAGCGTGGTTGGCGAAAGCTATTGGCGCACATGCGCCTGACATCAGCCGTTGGGCGGACGGAACCCGCCCGGTTCCCGTAGCCCATGGCGCAGCGATCGAGGCGGCAACCGGCGGTCTCGTGACCCGGAAGGAACTGTTCCCCGATGATTGGCAACGAATCTGGCCAGAGTTGTCTGAACAGACTGCCACCAATTACCAACCCCAGCCGCAGTAAACCTGCGGCTTTTTCACGCGCCTGCAGTTGCCAACCGGCTGCTGCCAACCTGAACGGAGAAGACCCATGACAACAGCAACCAGCGGTATGCAAGAGCACGATCGTGAGCACCTGCGCCGCTTGATCTGCGAATCGATCCTCGCAGCTCTCGGCCAACGCCGCGATGCAGTGGCAGCAGCCGAGAAAGCAGCGCAGGCCTATGCGGCCGGCTTGGCGGCGTTCGACGCTGCTGACGAGTCCAAACGACTCGAATGCTTTGCTGTCTCTACGGGCATTGGCAATGCCCTGGGAATACCCAGTGAATTCGCTGGAAAACAGGTGGTACGAGCTCAAGCTCCATGCGTCCCAACGCCCGAAAAGGTCATGACCATAGCGCAGTCATCTGCTCGTGAGCGTCCGGGTGAAGATTGAAATATGCCGCAAGGTTCTGCGAAGCATCAATCACGAAAAGCGTGTCGTTTGAATCCATCACCGTTCGCACATGGTTCGCAGCAGCCTCGCAGCTCATATCGGACTTCACGTAGTACAGCGAGTAATGAACTTTTGCCCAATCACCAAGTTGCTTAATCGCTTGAATCACCTCCTCGTAATGCTGCCCAGGTGCGATGAGGTCATAAGAAATAAACAGATTGTTCACGGGTGATTCCTTTAAAGATTGTTGTGTGGAAATGACAATTTAGCACGGCTGGAATCACCCACCCATTTATCAGCATCACCACCCTCGTAACCCGCAACACCAAGGAGAAAAACCATGAGCCTCAACCCGAAGACCCGCACGCAAACCGTCGAAGTCCTGTTCAACCCAGCCGAGCTGTCCGGACTGGACAGCATCTGCCAATCGTTCGGCATCGCGCGCAGCACGTTCCTGCGCGGCCTGAGCAACAACGCAGTACGCACGCATGGTACGAGCCAGACGCATCAACAGGAATCCCGACGTTGTCCGGGTCCTGGTCGAGCAGCTGGGCGAGCGCGCGGCGTTAGCAACACGCGGAGGCATCTTTGATGGGTTCCGACTGCGCCACGAGAAATCAACGAAGCAACGGCCTGATGCAATACCAGGGCCCGAAAGGAAATGAAAGATGGACAGACCAGCACGCGGCCCCGATGCCTCGAAGCTGCTCGCGATGGCGGACAACGTCGTGATCCGCAATCGGATCTTCAAGCGCGCGCGCCGAACCGACGAGGAATCGCGGGAATACGGCCGCCTCAACAAAAGTATCAACGCCCTGGCAGAAACGGCTGAAAAGCTGCGCAAAGCCGGGACGGTGGGGGAATGATGGATCAAGCAATCGTATCGCTCGACATGATCCGCACGAAAGCGCGTGCTGCGTTTGACCGCGGCGTGGGTCGTGACGGGCACAACTTCAACTGGCACTCGACGGAGACGATCGCAATCTGGCAGGCAGAGTGGGAAAAATGCGCGGCTGAGCAGCCCGAGGCATCACCGCCATGACAGCGTTCACTACTGGCGCGCTGCCGGCGCCGCTCACACCCGCCGGCTGCGACCTGCGCGGCCTGCCCTACATGCCGCTGGATGTAATTCGCCTGCTCGACTCGGACATGTTTGCCGAAGCGACGGGCGACGAATTCAAGGCCGCAGTCGCGCTGTGGTGCAAGAGCTGGACGCAGGTACCGGCCGCCAGCTTGCCGAACAAAGACCTGGTCCTCGCGCACCTATCGGGCAACGCCGCGAAATGGAAGCGCATCAAGGCCGGAGCGATGCGCGGCTGGATCCTGTGCTCGGACGATCGTTGGTACCACCCCGTTGTGGCCGAGAAGGCGCTGGCCGCACTACCTGGTCGTGAGGAGTTCAACCACAAGAAGAGCGCCGATGCCGAGCGCAAAGCCCGTGAACGTGAGGACCGCAAAGCGCTGTTCGAGGCCCTGAAACGTCACGGTGTCACGCCGGACTGGAACGTGTCTACCAAGACGCTGCGCGGCATGGCATCCCAATACTTGTCACAAGAGCCACCTGCACATGTCACGGACAGTCAGTGTGACATGTCACAGGGTGTCACGGTGTGTAAGGGAGAGGGAGAGAAGAAGGGAGAGTTAACTGATAAAAACAAATCATCGTCATCTCACCAGCCAACACTGCGAGACGAAGATTTCTCGTTTGGACCACCTCCCGACCCAGCTGCGAATTCGACTCGCGCCGAACAGATCACGCTGCTGCTGCTCCCCCAGGACATCGTGACGACCTCAGGAAACCCGTTCGTGGTCGCTTGGTCACAGGACCCGCAGGTCACGGACGAGGTGCTCAACGCTGCCATCGCCAAGGCACGCAAAACCAAAGGCAGCGAGGAGATCGTGCCGAAGTACCTGGCCAAAACCATCGCAACCGTGCTCGAGGAGCAGAACGCATCACTGCCAGTGAACCTCGCACGCAGAGCACCAGCTCCGGCCATCCCGATCCGCAAACCCCAGGGCACCGACCCGAAAGGACCGGACGAAAGCTACGACGACTGGGAAACCAGGGTCACTGCTGCCGAACGCGCCATGCGCAAAGGTTCGGGCCCATGAGCCACGCCCACGATCCGTGCGGGATGTGCGACTGCTTCCCACCTGCAGCGTCCGCGAAAGAAGCGGCAACTGAACGCACCGGCTACTGCTCGGGATGGGAGAAGGACGTGCTGTCGACCGATCGGCCCTGCGTGCTGTTCAACGAGCGCGGGACGTGGGCAGCGAGGCAGAGGCAGCAGCGCATTAGCCGGGATCAGTTTCCCAGGGACCGCAAGGCGGCCAAGTTTTGACCATCGAGACCATTTCGCGCGCGAGAGCGCCAACAACAACGACAAGGAAGCACCACATGATCACCCTCACCCTGCCCTACCCGCTATCGGCGAACCGCTACTGGCGCCCGGTGAAGCTGGGGCCCCGCATCAGCATCGTGCCCACCAAGGAAGCCAAGGCGTTCCGCGCCGAGATTGCCGCAGCCTGCCGCGACCAGGGCGTGCGTGCGCCCATCACCGGCCGCGTGCACGTTGACGTGAAGCTGTACCCAGGTCGACCGCTCGATTGGCAAAAGCGCATGCGCAAGGAAGGTGGCGCTTGGGACGACACCGTGCGCTGCATCGACATCGACAACGCGAACAAGGTGCTGCTCGACGCGCTCAAGGACGTGGCGATCGACGACGACAAGTGGGTGCGTAAACTGACCAGCGAACGCATGGAGCCGGATGGCCAAGCGCGCGTGGTCGTGACGATCACGGCGATCGCTACGGTGCGGCTGCAGGCCGATCTGCTCGGGGAGGCTGCATGATTGCCCTCGTCCTGTGGCTGGTGCTGTCGCTGCCGCTCGCGTGCGTGGCTGGACGCCTTATCGGCGTCGGTATGGGTGAGCCGGGGAAGCTATTGCCTTGACCGAACGTCGCGACATTGGATCAAGGCTCGAGAACTGGGCACGCTGGGCTACAACCCCCAGTGGCCCGGTGTCAGCAGCCAGTCAAACCGGTGCGATCTGCGAGCGCCTGCGCAAAGCCGAGGAAGGATCGTCCGGAGGCAATGACGAGCGGCGCCAGGTCGATGAGGCCGACGCGCTGCAATTCGAGCTGGGCATGCGTCAACTCAAGACATTTGACCGGCTGCTGCTATGGTGGTGCTACATCGATCAGGCACGCCCCGAGGTTGTGTGTCGAAAACTGTCGATCCCGCGGCATCCGGCAACCGAATTTTTGAGGCTTTTTCGCCAAGCACAAGACGCCATTGAAGCGACGGTCACGCGATGACTGTCGCGCTGGCGAGAATTGCTAGTTAGAATGTGTTTTTATCCGTTATGGCCGAATCATGTCGACTACACCAACGCTTTTGTACCACTATACGAATCAACCTGGTCTACTTGGAATTTTCGGAAAGGCCGTAATTTGGGCTACTCAGATCCACTATCTCAACGATACTAAGGAGTTTTGGCACGCCTTCGAGATGGCAAAAACGAGTATCAGCAAGCGTTTGCACAACAACAAGAATGAGACTGAAGTAGAGCGCTTGACTACGATACGAGAAGAAATGGAAACCTTGTTCGCCGTTGGCGCCTACGTCGCCTCATTCTCTGAGCATAGTGATTCGCTCGGCCAGTGGCGAGGTTATGTAGGAAGTCAGCCGGGTTTTGCAATTGGATTCGACTTCAACGCGTTATGCAAAATCGCATTGAACTACGGCGCAGAACTGAAACCATGTATCTATGATCGTGAAACCCAATCCCGAAGTCTCGACTCGCTAGTACATGAAGCAGTAGTAGCTATGCACCCGACTGCTACACTACCGTTTGACGGGGATGCTCCATATCAGCCCGAAATTGTCTTTCACGAATATATAGAAGCATTCCAAGATCGGTTGTTCAAAGCAGCTCCTTTGATGAAGCACTCAGCCTTCGCAGATGAAAAAGAGTGGCGAATCGTTTATCACTCGAACAAAACCAAGCTCGACATAAAGCATCGACCAGGCCAGTCGATGCTACTGCCTTACGTGGAAATTGGCTTGCTACAAAAACGGCTGCTGTCTTGCATAAGGGAAGTTGTCATTGGCCCATGCGCATACCCTGAGCTAAGTCGCAATTCGCTCGAAGATTTCCTGTGCATGGCTGTTGAGAAAAATCCACCCACTATTAAGCTAAGTCGAGCGCCGTTTCGATATTGGTAACGACCTTGAGCTTGACAACTGGAAACAATCGAGATACATTCGCGGTCACAATTTATTTCCGTCAATCACGACGCGGCCGGTTCCCAGAGGGAGCCAGCGGCGTGAACGGAAGAATCCCAACGCCCTGCAGTCAGCGATGACGCGGGGCTTTTTTCTTTCTTGAGGTCAGTCTCCGCGCGACACCAATTCAATTCGACGTGCGGTCGTTGCAATGGCACCAATGATCTCGCTGACGGCTTCATCCATCGCAATGTCGAAGTCTTGCTGGCTAAGTCCCTGCGGATAGTCTTGCGCCAGACGCTTTTCAGCTTCCTTTTGCACGTAATAGGCAAACAGCATTTCGTTGTAGTCCATAGAACCTCCTTTGTTGAATATGAGCAAGCATAATACGTGCGGTCGCGACTGAGAGCTCTTGTTTTCCTAAGCATTGGCGATGGCAAGTCAGCCGACACATCCGCGCTACCGGCGCCGGACGCTGTAACCGGTACCAACAAACTACCCGGAGCATCATGCAGCTATCCCACGAAGCCGAGCGCCGCTGGGTGCTGGTGCTGATCCAACTCGAGCTGGCGCGCATCGCGGTGCTCACTCGGGCGGCCCGATAGCCGCCCTACTCCGTGTCTCCTCTCTTCGATGATCGATCGAAGCTTTCGGCCCGGCCAGCATCACGCTGCCGGGCCATTTTTTTTTACCGAATCCCATGACCGCGACCACATACAAGCCCAAGCTGGCCGCCCAGTTCTGCGCCGCGATCGCGGACGGCAAGAGCATCCGCGCGGTGTGCAAGCTCGAGGGCATGCCGAGCAAGGCGACCGTGTTCCGCTGGCTGCGCGAGCACCCCGAGTTCGAGAAGCTGTACGAGATCGCGACCGACGAGCGCGCCGATACCCTCATCGATGAGATCGTCGATATAGCGGATAACTGCCGCGTCGACGCCGATTCGATCCGCAAGGCGAAGCTGCGGATCCACGCCCGGGTCGAGCAGGCCCAGCGGATGAAGCCACGCAAGTACGGCAACAAGATGCAGCTCACCGGCGACGGTGGCGGCCCGGTCCAGCACCAGGTGGCGCAGATGACCGACGAGCAGCTGGACGCCGCGATCGCGAAGGCGGCCGGCGGCGCGCAATGAGCGCGACCAGCCGGGCCGAGAAGGAACTGCTGCTGGCCATGCTGCAGGAGCGCGAGCGCCGCGCCCGGGTCTACCGCTACAAAGCACTGCACCGCAACCTGTACGGCTGGCAGCGTGAGTTCAACGCCAACACCGCGACCCACACGCAGGTGTGCCTCATCGCCGCAAACCGGATCGGCAAGACCTACACCGGAACCTACCTTGATGCGATCCACACCCTGGGTGACTATCCGGACGACTGGGAAGGCCACACGTTCGGTCACGCGCCGCTGGTCTGGTGCCTGGGCTACTCGGGCGAGAAGACGCGCGACCTGCTGCAGGAGCCGATCGTCGGCCGCAAGGATGGCAGCCAGTTTTCCGGCGGCCTGATCCCGCCCGAGCACATCAAGGGCTACGAGGCGATGTCGGGCACGCCGAACGCGCTGCGCACCGTGTACGTCCGCCAGATCGGCGGCGGCGACATTCAGGCCAGCGATGCGGTGATCCAGTTCTGGTCGTACTCGCAGGGCCAGCACGCTCTGATGGGCGACAGCGTCGACTGGTTCCACATCGACGAGGAGCCGCGGGACTCGAACATCTTCCCGCAGGTGTTGACACGCACCGCAACCGGCGACAAGGGCGCCGGCGGGCGCGGCATTTTGACCTTCACGCCAGAGAACGGCCGCACCGAGCTGGTCATCCAGTTTATGGACACGCCGTCGCCGGCGCAGATCTGCATGCAAAAGGGCTGGGACGATGCGCCCCACCTGAGCACACAGGCGAAAGAAGGGCTGCTGGCCAGCTACCCGGCTCACCAACGCGATATGCGAACGAAAGGAGTTCCGATGCTGGGACACGGACGAATTTACGACCTGGCCGAAGACGCCATCACCTGCGAGCCGTTCGCGATTCCAAAGCACTTCCGCGTCATCGATGGCATGGACTTCGGCTGGGATCACCCTCAAGCGCACGTGCAGTTGGTCTTCGACCCCGAGGGCGACATGTTCTATCTCACGAAGGCCTGGAAGAAGTCGCAGACCAAGCCGATCGAGGCCTGGGGCGCCGTCAAGTCGTGGGCCGAGCACGTGCCCACGGCCTGGCCATCCGATGGTCTGCAGACCGAGAAGAGCAGCGGCGAACAGCAGAAGGCGTACTACGAGCAGGCCGGCTTCAACATGCTGCTCGAGCGCGCGACCTGGCCAGACGGCGGCAACGGCGTCGAGGCCGGGCTGTTCGAGATCCGCGATCTGATGATGAGCGGGCGCTTCAAGGTGTTCGCCGGTCTGCGCGACTTCTTCGACGAGTTCCTGCAGTACCACCGCGACGACAAGGGCAAGATCAGCAAGACCCGCGACGACATTCTGGACGCTGTCCGCTATGCCTACATGATGCGGCGCCATGCCATCGCCTATGGCGATATCAGCAAGCCCTGGGGCGGCGCCCTTAACTACCAATCACTGGGAATCGTATGACCAAAATGACCGACGAAGAGCTGCGCAGCGCGGTCGACAGCGAGGTGAGCGAGTCCGCCGCCTGGACTGGCAGTGACCTTGCCGGCGACCGCGAGCGCAACATGGCCTACTACCTTGGGCGCCCGTTGGGTAATGAGGTGGCCGGCCGCAGCCAGGTCGTGAGCTGGGACGTGTTTGAAGTCATCGAGAGCGCCGTGCCCGACCTTCTGGAACCGTTCTTCGCTGGTGACAACATCTGCGAGTTCGAGCCGGTCGAGCCAGGCGACGAAGAATATGCCGATCAGGTGACTGACGTCATCAACCACCTGATCAAGAAGAAGAACGACGGCTTCCTGGTGTTCAACACCTGGATCAAGGACGGCTTTCTGTCCAAGATCGGCATCGTTCGCTCGTGGTGGGACAAGACCAGCAAGGTGAAGAAGGCCAGCTACAAGGGCCTGACCGAACAGCAGCTGGTCAAGATGGTCAATGACCCGCGCATCACGATCATCACGCACGACGCTGTGCCTGACCCGGACGACGAGGCCAAGCGCGCTGACGCTCAAGAGCAGATGGCCGGCCTCGCGCCCGAGCAGCAGCAACAGGTTGCCGCCATGCTGACCGAGCCGCCGCAGATGCTGCACGACATCGATGTGACGGTGGATAGTGGCCCGCGCGGTATCCGCATCGAGAACGTCGAGCCTGGCGCCTTCATCCTGTCGCGCCACGCGAAGAAAATGGCTGACGTCACCTGCATCGGTGAGCTGCGCACGTACACGAAATCCGACCTGGTAGCGATGGACTTCGACCGCGCGCGCGTCGAGCTGCTGTCGGACTACCAGGCAGCGCCTGACGCGTTCGCGCTCGATGCTGACCGGCCAGAGCCAGGCGACACCGGCGACGGCGCAAACCAGCAGCTGTGCCTGTTCTTCGGCTTCGTGAAGCTCGACTTCGACGGCGACGGCATTGCCGAGTGGCGCCGCGTGTTCATGGCCGGCAACGACATTCTCGAGAACGAGGAAGTCGAGGACCACGAATACAGCCTGTGGTCCCCGATCCTGCTGCCGCATCGCATCATCGGCATGGCCCTGGCTGACCCGGTGATCTCGATCCAGGACACGAAGACCAGTCTGCAGCGTCAGTACCTCGACTCGCTGTACCTGGCGAACAACCCGACGACGTACGCGATCGACGGCCAGGTCAATCTGGACGACCTGCTGAGCACGCGCATTGGCAAGATCGTGCGCGTCAAGAGCCAGTTGGCCGCTGGCCCGATGCAAACCTCGCTGGTCGCCAACGAGTCGCTGCAGGGCATCGAGCTGATGAACACGGTCCGCGAAGAGCGCATCGGCATCAGCCGCCTGAACCAGGGCCTTGACGCCGACAGCCTCAACAAGACCGCGACCGGCGCGCAGATCGCCAACACCCGCGACCAGAAGCGCGCGCTGATGATGCTGCGCATGTTCGCTGAGACGGGCTGCAAAGACCTGTGCAAGCGTCTGCTGCGCCTGACCTGCGAATACCAGGACAAGCCGGCTACGATCCTCCTGCGCAATGAGTGGGTCGAGTATGACCCGCGCGGCTGGTCGAGCGAGATGGACGTGAACATCAACGTAGGCCTGGGCACCGGCGACAAGTCGCAGACGATCCAGTTCCTGGGGATGATGGGCGCCTACTTCCAGCAGGCCGCGCCGCTTGGCGTGGTGACGCCGGAGAACGTCTACAACCTGGGCAAGATGCTGCTCAAGGCAGGCAATATCCAGGGCGGTGAGACGAAGCTGCTGACCGATCCGAAGACTACGCCGCCGGCGCCGCCGCAGGAATCGCCCGAGCAGGTGCTGGCCAAGATGGAACTCGAACTCGAGGACAAACGCCAGCAGGGCAAGGCACGCGACGCCGAGTACAAGCGCGAGGCAGACGCAGCGGAGCTCGCAGCCAACACCCAGCTCAAGATGCTCGACCTGCAGCTCAAAGAGAAAGAGATCCGCATCAAGGAGATCGACCTCGGTATCAAGAACGCTGAAGTGCTGCACCGAATGGCCAACCCGCCAGCGCTGCCCAATCAGCCGCCACATGAACAGAACGGATACGATTAATGCCAACACTCGCAAATAACGCAAACGTCACGCTGAACCTGACCGACTTCGACAGCGTGACAATCTCGACGCTCGGCGTGGCGACTGTGTCCGCCGTGTCGGGCCTGGGCGTGGCCGCTGGCAAGATCGGCGAATTCACCGGCTCGCGCACGCTCGGCCCGTTCACGGCCGGCTCGCTGTTGATCGCTGCCTCGGTGCGCGATTGCCTGTACGAAGTGGCTGACGGCGTGCGCCCGGTCGAGCAATCCGGCGCGGGCGCTGTTGCAGCCATCACCGGCAGCTATGTCGTCGGCCAGACGCTCACAGCCACCTTCCCGGCTGGCATCACCGGCACGATCCAGTTCACGCGCACGCTCGCCGCCGCACCGTTCACGAAGACCGCGATCAGCGGCGCCGTGGCCAGCGCGGTCGGCAGCCTGACGTATCAGGTGCAACAGGCTGACGCCGGGTTCAACATAGGTGTTGACTGCACGACTGTGCAGGCAGGATCGGGTGGAGTGGTGACGGCTTCGTCGGGATCTAAGATCGTCCAGCAAGCAGCTAAATTGCGGCCCAATGACTTGTATAACGGAGGTTCTTCTGGGCTGCGAACCTGCTGGTACAAGTTTGAGTTCGACGCCCCCTTCGATCAAGTGCAACACCTAGTAGGTAGCAAAGTCGCATCTGGTACGCCCGGTACCTACAAGGTGCAGTTTGCCGTGACTGACGCTATAGCTGTTGATACCGCAAATAACGCATGGGTCCCTGTGCGCGCGGGCGTGCCCTACAACGATAAGTCTGCGAACGGCTGGAAGGACGCGACGTTCGGCGGCGCCGCCTCGAAGCAGATTGGGCTGGCGCCGTCCCAGGGCAACAACAGCGCGATCCACATGTCCACCGACGTGATGAACCTGGCGAGCATCCCCCGCGCTGATGGTAAGCCAGGGGGTATCCTGCTGGTCAAGGTGGTGCAGATTGATACGACTGGTGGCTATACGCAAGGCAGCAGCAATAGCGCTGCATGGGATACGGCCCGGGGTACGATGCCATGGTTCCGCGAGTGGTTCTGTAACGCCACAAGCAATGTAGATGGCATTGCCAATTTGGGGACCCTGCCTTCGGGCACACCGTTCAACGGCGACTATGTGTTTCCCGGTACGCCTATTGTGACGAACACAGCATCGTCGCTTCCTACGGACTTGCTGCTGTTCACTGGTGACAGTCGTAAATCGTCGGCGTACATGAACTACCGCTTCGCTAATCCAGCACGTATGGCCGCCATGTCGCTGAGCACCCCGTCGCACCCCATTAGCGTGGTCAACGCCGCAGGCTCTGGTCACAGCCAGACGCAGTACCTGGCCCTCGCAATGGATCATCTGACTGCTGGCGTTCGTCCTACCGTGATCCATATTCCAGGCTTCAGCCAAAACGGGTTCTCGAACTTTGCCACATTCAAGGCCAACAACGACAACTTCATGGCCGCAGCGCGGGCGATTCCGGGCTTGGAGAATGTCAAGTTTGTGCTCGACACAGATTACTGGGTCGCCGGCTATTCGGTCGGTACCGCTCCAGAAACCGGTCGACAGCAATGCATCGCCTACGCGAAGTCGCTTGCGAACGGCAGCACCGTGTTCTGCTTTGACAGTGACGCCATCATTACCGACTATTCGAACCCGAGCGCGCCAGCATTTAAGTCTGCATATTACTCGGGTACAAGTTTCATCGGCGGGGACGGTGTCCACGCAGGACCGACCGGCCTTGATGCACTGGCATACGGCGACGGCACTACTCCCGGTTTGCAATCTGTGTATCGCACAGCCTTTGGGATCGCATAAACATGAACTATCTCGGAATCTACAGCACGGCGTGCGACAAGGACTTCCAGAACCGGTGTCGGGTGGCCATGTGGCGCGCCGCTCAGGAAATCACGGACCAGGAGCCGGCGCCCAATTCTCAAGACATGCGCCGCGACTGGGCAGAGCGGGTGCTTCGTGAGGAGGTGAAAATCACCGATCGACAGCTCGCGCTGCAGGTGCTGCGCAATGTCAGCATCGCCGACAACCCGGCAGACACGCCCGACCAGGATGTGCAGGCCCAGGTTGGGACCGTTATCAACTCAATCATTGCGATCGGCTGACATGACACCAGCAGAAGAAATCACCCGCGGCGAGCACGCCAAGCGCCTGCTCGAAGATCCGCTGTTCAAGGAGGCGATGATCGAGACGCGCCAGGCTGTCATTGACGCCTGGACTGCGCTGCCGGTCGAGAACAAGGCTCAGGCCGAGGAACTGAAGCGCCTGTTGTGGGCTGCCAACCAGTTCGAAGCCATATTCGTGTCGCTCATGGGCGGCGCAACCATCATGCGCGACGAGCTGCTGCGCGCGGAAAGCATGCAAACCAAGGCGGAAGCCGTACAACGGAGGATCAATGGCACGTAAAGGACAAACCCCGGCCCAGCCGGTCAAACAGGAGCCGGTCGAATCGGCGCCGAATATGGACAGCCAAGATATTGGCGCACCCGTGGTCGAGCAAGTCGAGCAGCCGCCGGTGGTGGAAACGCCGCCAGAGCCGCAGCCCGAACCAGAGCCCGAGCCCGAGCCGGAGGCGATTGATGACGAACCCATCGTCGTGCCGGTAGAGCAACCTGAGCAGGTGGCGCCGGTGGCGGCTGAGTTGGACGTTCCCGCTCTTGCGGGAACCCAAGCATCGGCGCCTGTCGAGGTCGAGCTCGACACCCCTGCCAAGGTCGATATCGAGTCGCTGACCGATTACGCCGCGCGCATCGAAGAAGCTGGCCAACCGCTGGCCGTGTGCCAGATCACGCACCCGGACGCCAAGGACGGCGGCCTGCACGTCGGCACGTACGCCGGCATTCGTCTGGTGCGCGGCGAAACCCCTGCTGCCCTGCTCTCGGACGGTACGGTGATCTGATGGGAATCACCGCTGGACCCATCAACTTAGGCAAGATCATGAGCATGACGGGTGCGACGGTGAGCGCCATTGGCCAGATCTTCGACAACCACAACCACCGCGGCGCGCACATCGGCGTCAACGTCACAGCGCTCACAGGCCTGCTGCCAGTCTTGACCGTCATCATCGAAGGCCAGGACGAGGCCAGCGGCCAGTGGTACCCGCTGCTGACGTCGGTCGACATCATCGCGGCAGGGTTCACCCGGCTCACGGTGTACCCAGGCGTCACGCCAGTGCTGAACCAGGCCGTGTCGAACGTGCTGCCAGCGACTTGGCGCATCCGGTACACGGTGGCCGGCACCGGCGCAAGCGTGACCGCGACTTTCGGCGCTTGCCTTCTCAGGTAACTATTTCGGGCCGGCAGCGTGCCCTCGAACGCTGCCCGTCGAGTTAGGAATAATCAGGCCAAGCCACCCATTGCGGTGGCTTTGTCGTTTCTGAACTCACACCTCACGGAAATTACATGCACAAACTCCTGAAATACCTGCTCCGCTTCGCAATGCCAATGAACATCGTCGATGGTGACGGTGGCGGCGGCAGCGGTGGCGGCGCAATGAGCACCGACAGTTTCGCGGAAATGCTGGCCGGGCCAGCCGAAGACGGACAACCGGATGCAGATCCGGACCCGCAAAGCGGCGACCCCGACCAGGACCCAAGCGGGGAACCGGATCCTGATGCAGACCCTGACGCCGATCCTGATGCAAATCCGGATCCCGACGCGGACCCTGCGCCTGATCCCGACGGACAACCTGAAAAGGACCCGGTCGAAGCGTTCCTCGAGCTGGAAATCAATGGCGAAAAGGTCAAGCTCACGGCCGACGAGGCCAAAAACGGCTATCTGCGTCAGCAGGACTACACACAGAAGGCCCAGCGCCTCGCCCAGGAGCGTCAGGAGTGGAATGCGCACGTCGCGCGCCAAGCCGCCGAAGTGCAGCAGTTCAGCCATGAGATTGGCCAGCTGCAAAGCATCGACGCGGCGCTGCGCGAGTACGGTCAGGTCGATTGGGACGGGCTGCGCGAAAGCGACCCCGTCTCGTACGGCATCCACATGGCTGATTACAACCGTGCCCAGACCGAGCGCGGCAACATCGAGCGCGCCATCGTCAACAAGCAGCAGACGCTGACGGCGGCGCAGCAGCAAGCCAAGGAGCAAGCCTTCGCCCAGCAGGCGCAGGAAGCCCAGGCGCACATGGCCACGTTGGTTCCCGGCTTCGGCAAGGAACACATCGCGGAAATGAAGGCGATCGGGCTGAAGGCCGGCTTCACCGAGGCCGAGCTGGCCCAGGTGGCCGACAAACGCATGCTCGAAGTGCTCTACAAGGCCACGCAGTACGACAAGCAGAAAACCACCACGCAGCAGGCCATCAAGAAGGTGTCGGCGCTCCCTACCAAGGCGAGCAAGCCGGCGCCGACCGCAAAGCCCGCAGCACAGTTGCACATTGAAAAACAAACCCGCCGTCTCGAGCAAACCGGTAGCGCGAAAGATTTCGCCGCCCTGCTCGGCATGACCAAACGTTAATAGGAAGAAATTACCATGGCACAAATCGCAAACACCTACGCAACCTTCAACAGCACCATCAACCGCGAACAGCTGATGAGCAAGATCTGGAACGTGTCGGTCTCCGAGACCCCGTTCGTGAAACTCATCGGCAAGGGCAAGGCTGACGGCGTGTTCGACGAATGGAGCACCGACGCATACCGCGCGGCCAAGGCCAATAAGGTCGAGCAGGGTAACAACGCCACTCGTACCCAGCGCACCCCGCCCCTGCGCTACGGTAACCGCACCCAGATTGTCGACGACACTTTCGGCGTGACCGGCACTCAGGAAGCTGTCGAGAAGGCGGGTGGCAAATCGGAATACAATCGCCAGCTGGCCAAGACCATGGTCGAACTGAAGAAGGACATCGAGTTCGCCTGTTTGCAGAACACCACAGCGATCGCGGCGGCAGCCGGCGTGGCGCCGCAGGCACGCGGCCTGTTCGGCTTCATGAGCGACAACGTGTCGCTGGGCGCCGGTGGCGTTGCTGCCAACCCGCTGACCAACACGGCGGCTGTCGACGGCACGCAGCGCGCGTTCACCGAAACCCTGATGAAGGGCGTTCTGCAGCAGATGTTCGACAACGGCACCGACATGGACAACCTGTACGGCCTGCTGCCGTCCAGCCAGCGCACCGTGTTCGACACCTTCCTGGCCGGCACGACCCGTTTCGACAAGGCGGAAGACAAGGCGCTGACCGCCACGCTGGAGATCTACATCGGCCCGTTCGGCCGCGTGAAGACCGTCAACGCGCGCCACATGCGCCAGCGCGAAGTCGCGTTCGTCAACCCGGAATTCCTGGAGCTGGCCATCCTGCGTGAAATGAAGGACACCCCGCTGGGCGTGACCGGCGACACGAAGGACGTGCTGGTGAACTGCGAATTCACCCTGCGTGACTACAACCCGAAGGCTCACGGCGCGGTCCTCGACCTGACCTGATCCATACCGCTGTAACCAGAAGGGCGCTCTCCGGGGCGCCCTTTTTCTTTTCCGGATACCCATGAAACACATCGTTGAAGCCAGCCCGACCAGCGAACTGTCGATCGACACCGACGCAGACGGCTCCGGCGTAATCCTGCAATCGACCGACGTTTCCGCAGCTCTGCGCCGCAACGAGCGCCTGCGCAACGCGGGGGCGACCAAGACCAAAGACGGCGACCACTACGCGGCATCGATCCCGATCGACCTGCTGAACGAGTGGGCCATGAAGCGCGGCGTCACGTGGGAAATCGTCGCCGCCGACAACAAGATGCTCGACCAATTCCTGGCTGAGCACAGCAAATGCCGCATCTACGAGGGCCGCATCTGATGAACTACGGACAACTGCAACAGGCGATCGCCAACCGGCTCGGGCGCACCAACCTGACTGCGGTGATCCCCGATCTGATCGCTCTGGCCGAGCCGCGGCTGTACTTCGGCTTCCGTGACATCGAAGTCTCGGTGGCGCCGCTGCGCGTGCGCGCGATGCTGGCGCGCGAGACGACGTCGCTGGCCGCCCTGCCCGATCGCTTCCTCGCTGTCGACCGCCTGACCGTGCCGACTGAGCGCGAACCGCTGGCCTACCTGACGCCGGAGGAATTCGCCAAGCTGGGCCCGACCACCTGCCCGCGCCACTACACGCTGCAGGATGGCGGAATCGCCGTCGAAGGTGGCACGCCTGCGGCTTTCGCGCTGTCCTACTACCGTCGCTTCCCGACGCTGTCGGCCGCCGGTGACACGAACTGGCTGCTCGACAATCACCCGTCCATCTACCTGTATTCAGCCCTGGTCGAGGCCTACGCGCACATCAAGGATGACGCGCGGATCCCGACCGCCGCTCGCATGTATGCCGCCGCCGCCAATGCGCTGATCGATGCCGACATGGCCGAGCGCCACAGCGGCTCAACCCTCACGATTGGAAGCGCACGATGATCCCGCTGAACGGCTTCGCGCCAGACGCTGACAGTACCGTGCCCGGCGTGCTGACGGCGTGCACCAACCTCATCCCGACGCTGCGCGGCATGGCCGGCGCGCCGACGCCACTCGATGTGGGCGTGTCCGCCCTGCCCGCTGAATGCCGAGGCGGCGCCGTGCTCACGCGCCTGGACCGCCTGAACCGCGTCTTCGCCGGCACGCGCACCGCGCTGTACGAGCTGTCGGGCGTCAGCTTCGTCAACCAGTCGCGCAGCGGCGGCTATACCGGCAGCGTCGAGAACCGGTGGCGATACGCGCAGTTCGGCAACGCATCGCTGGCGTGCAACGAAACCGAGCAGCTGCAGGTCTCGACCGGCACCGGCACGGCATTCGCTGACATTCCGCAGTCGCCGCGCGCGCGCATTATCGTGACCGCTTCCGGCTTCGTGCTGGCCTTCGCGCTGAACGCAACCTATGTCGGCGGCGACCGGCCCGACGCCTGGGCATGCTCGCACATCTACGACCACCTGACCTGGGCGCCGGCCAGCAGCAACCAAGCCGCATTCGGCTACCTGCTGAATACCCCCGGCGACATTCGCGCAGCGCAGCGCCTGGGCAATGACGTGGTCGCGTACAAGGAGAAGTCCATGTACCTCGGGCGCTACGTCGGCCCGCCAGTAATCTGGCAGTGGGACCTGATCGCATCGAACGTCGGCGCCATCAGCGCGGAATCGGTGATCGATACCGGCACGGCGCATCTGTTCATCGGGGCGAGCGACTTCTACCTGTTCGACGGCTCGCGGCCGCGCCCGATCGGCGCGCCGGTGCGAGAGTGGTTCTTCGCGAACTGCGACGCAACGTACCGGTACCGGATCCGCAGCCACTTCGACCAGGCGAAGAACCTGTGCTGGTGGTTCTACCCGACGCCAGGCTCGGGCGGCGCGCTGACCAGTGCGCTGGTCTACAACCTGAACAACGAACGGTGGGGCCATGTGTCGCTGCCGATCGAGGCTGTGTTCCAGTATCAGGGAGCCGAGACGAACTACAACAACTGGCCAGCCGACCCGGCGATGACGTTCGAAACGATCCCGGACCTGCCGTTCGATTCCCCGGCGCTGGATACCAGCAGCTCGGCGATGGGCGTCGTGGGCCTGGACCACAAGATCAAGACGGTCACCGGACCAACTGCAGCTGCCTCGCTCACGACCGGTGATTTCGGTGATGACGAGCAGTACACGACGCTCGGCAGGGTGACGCCGCGCTTCACCGCGCGCCCGACCGCATCGAGCCTGACGCACTACACGCGCGAGTTTGACGGCGACCAGCTGGAGAACCGTGGCGCCGGCGCGCTGGCTGGCGCCCACTACGACACCCTGGCATCGGGGCGCTACCACCGTGTGCGCATCGATCTGCAGGGCGACTTCGAAATGGTCGGCTTCACGCCGGCATTGACCCCGGACGGAATGGAATGAGCAGGCTATCGAACGACGCGCGGCTGCCGCGAGGCGACGACATGCGCGGGCTGAAACAACGGCTCTACGAGCTGGTGCGCGACATCGTGAACCAGGTCAACGGCCTGTCCGAAGGGCGCATCAGCGCGTGCACGAACGCGGCGCCGGCCGTGCCTGTCACCGGCATCTACGCGCCGGGCGACTTCGTGCGCAACAGCGCACCAGCGGAGCTGGGCACGGCTGGCAGCAAATTCGTTGTCGAGGGCTGGCTTTGCACTGCGGCGCCGACCACCTTCGTCCAGAAACGTTTTTTCACCGGGAACTGACATGCTGCGCGTGATCGAACCGCAATACCTGGCCGCCGAGTGGGACCGCGTGCGCGCCGGCCTGGTCGAGGTCAAGAAGGCCACGACAGACGACTGGCTGCCGGAAGACGTCTACATGGCGCTGCGCCAGGGGAACGCATCGCTGTACATCGGCACCGGTGTTGACGGCGAGTACCTGGGCTTCGTCGTGATGCGCCTCGTGTCCACCTTCCACGGATCGCGAGCCGATGTCTGGTGCGCGCACTCGGCGACCAGCCGGCCGGCCCTGCGCGCGTTCCTTCCCCACATCAAGGCGATCGCGAAGAACAGCGGGGCCAGCAAGATCGGCTTCTCATCGGCCCGTCCGGAATGGGCGGCGGCGGCGCGGCGCCTGGGCTTTACCCCAAAACAAGTCTCGTACGAACTCACCCTATAGGAACCCATCATGAGCGGCGGAGCCCCATCGAATACCACCAGCAAGACCACCACTGAACTGCCAGCCTGGGCGCAGGCCCCGGCCCAGCAACTGCTCGCGCGCGGCAACGCCCTTTCGCAGAAGGAAATGCCAGTGTATGAGGGCCAGCGTTCGGCCGGCCTGAACGGCATCCAGCAACAAGGCATGAGCATGGTGCAGAACCGGGCCAGCAACGGATCGGCCGAGATCAACGCGGGCAGCCAGGCGCTGCAGGGCACGCTCGGCGGCCAGTATCTGGGCCGCGACACCGGCAGCAATCAATACATGGGCGCACAGCCGACCGGGCAGAACGCCTACATGGGCGATAACCCCTACCTGCAGCAGTCGATCGACAAAGCGGCCGGCGACATCACGCGCAACTACACGGGCGCGGTGAACTCGACGGATGCCACCATGGCGCGCGCTGGCGCGTTCGGCGGCTCGGCATGGCAGCAGGCGCAGGAGGGCAACTCGCGCAACCTGGCGCAGGGCCTGTCTGACTCGGCGACGTCGATGCGCATGCAGAACTACAACCAGAGCGCCGGGCTTGCCGAGAACGAGCTGGCGCGCGGCCAACAGGCTTGGCAGACGAATGCCGGCATGGCCGACAGCGGGCTGGCACGCAATCAAGCGGCGTTCGAGGGCGAGCGCGGGCGTCAGATGGGCGGCCTGTCGACGGCCCTACAGTACGGCAACCAGGCCTACACGGACGCGGCGCAGCTGCAAGGTGCGGGCGAGCTCCAATACGGCGCCGACCAGCAGAAGCTGACCGACCAGCAGGCACTGTTCAACGAGCGCGCGCAGTCGCCGTACAAGCAGCTCGACGTGCTCGGCAATTCGATCCGCGCGGCGGTTGGCGGCGGCTCGACCGTCAGCCAGTCGGCGCCGGGCAGCAACCCATGGGCACAAGCCGCCGGCGGCGCAGCAGCGCTGTACGGCATGCTCGGATAACAGGAGAAAACGATGTCAGGTATGGAACCAGCAGCAATCGCAGCTTTGACTGCAGGGAGCGGCGCGGCCGCCGGTGGAACAGCAGCCGCTGGCGCAACTGCAGCTACTGCAGCGGGCGCGGCCGGCGCAGCGGGCGCAGGAGCCGCAGGGCTGGGCGCCGCCGGCGCCGGGGCACTCGGTGCAGCAGGTGCTGGCGCAGCGGGCGCCGGCATGCTTGGCACTGGTGCTGCGGCAGCCGACGCCGCGCTCGCAGGATACGGCGCCAGCCAGGGCGTGGGCGCCGGTATGCTCGCGGCAGAAGGTGCTGCGGCGCCGGGCGCAATGGCGTTCGTCACGCCATCGGTGACGTCGGGCGGCATGCTGGGCGGCAGCAGCGCCGGCACGGGCGGGCTGTCCGGCTCGCTGGCCGGCACCACTGCCGAATACGGCACGCCTGCGATGCTGGCCGACTCCAGCGCGGCCGCCGCAGCAGCACCGCCGCCCAGCATGCTCGCGCAGGCAGGCGGCTACGCGAAAGACGGCATGAAGGCTGCCAGCACCTTCAGTTCGGTGAACCGCGCCATGGGCGGCGGGCAACCACAAATGCAGGCGCCAGCCGGCCGCCCGGTATTCCAGGGCGAGCAACCGCAGATTTCCACCAGCCTCGGCGGCATGGGTGGCATGGGCGGCGGCCAGCCGGCGCCGGACCAAAATGCCGTACTCGCAGCAATCGCACGCCGCCGTCAACGCGGCTTCTAAGGGGATCACATGTTCGAACGAATGAAGGGGATGCTGGCAGAGTACGGTCCGGACCTACTGCCAGAAGACCCGAACCAGCGCGCAGCGGCTAAGCAAGGCATGCTCGCTGCCGGCGCCGCGATGTTGGCCAACAGGGGCCAGAACTTTTTCGGCAGTGCCGGCGAAGCTTTGGGCGCCGGCACACAGGTCTATCAGGGTGCGCTGCAACAGCAGCAGAAAGATCAGTTTGAGCAGGCTCAACTACGTCTGCTGCAAAATAAGGACACCAGAGATCAGCGGAATAACTCGCTCATCATGAGTGCCTTCGGGCCGCCGCCGTCGCAACAGCCGCCTGCTGGTGCCTTTCGAGCTCCTGACTTGTCCAACGTACCAATGATGAGCCGACCTGGTTCGGGGCCAATGTCGGGCCAACCACCTAGTGCCGGCGCACCATCGGGCCCAAATGCAGCCTTTCCCATGTCTCTCAATCAGGTGGCTATGCTGAAGGCGCTGGGCGTAGCCGACCTTACTGAGCCGTACAAGATGGCGAACGAGGGTTTCAAACGGGAACAGGGGGCAACCTACCAGATGCCAGATGGCTCGGTTCAGTCGTTTGCGAAACTCGACAATGGCCAGGTGCAGGGCGCTGACGGTTCTGTCAGCAACGCGGCAGGCTATATTGCGGCTACCGGGGAAGTGGAAAATGCAAAAGCGCGGGCAAAAGCGGGAGCGGAAGCCGACTACGACCTCCTCCCGATGGCCTATATTGGTGAAGACGGCAATCCCATCGGCGGCACTCGCGGGGATTACGTTCGTCGAACGGTTCGACAACTGCCTCAAAAGCCACCAGCAGGCGAGCCGGTGAAGCTGCCGCCAGTTCGCGTGCCTGGGGCGGGGAAATTCCCGACCGTCAGTTCCGAGGAGCAAAAAGGCCGCGACGACGATCGACTGCACATTCTTCGATCCGAGCTTGCGGCAACGAGAAACCCAGCTGACATCGCTGCACTTCAACGTGAGATTGCTGGCGTTACTCGCTCCATGGGCGGTAGTGCTGGTGCCAGCCCTGTGCGTCTGCAGTCGCCAGCAGCAGCGCGTATGCAGATGGGCGCGGTCGACACGAACGTTAAGCTTGACCAGGATCTGAATTCAAACTGGATCACGCAGGTTCACAACCCGGTGCAGGCTGAAGGAAAGGCTGCGCGCGCGACGTTGGGCCAAATCGAAACACTCAAGAACATCAACTTCCAAGGCGGATGGGGGGCGCAACAGCGCTCGACCGCAGCAAATATGCTGGCTATGCTGGGCGTGAAGGATGCGGAGAAGTTCGCGACCAGCGCTCAACAGTTCCAGCAAGTGGCCATGGAGCGAAACATGACCATGCTGCAAGCGCAGAGCGGGCCGCAGACGGATGGCGATTCCGAACGAGCGCAAAAGACGTTCGTGCAGCTTTCGAACACTCCAGAGGCAAACAACTTTATTGCCGCCCTGACAGCAGCGAATGCCCGTATCTCTGCTCAAAAGGCCGACTACTACATGAAGGCGATGCCGCTTGCGCGCGCTCGAGGCGACATGACCGAGATCGACCGACGGTGGGCCCGTGTGTCTCCGTCAGTTTGGTCTGATCCAGCACTCGCAAAATACAAGGTGAAATGATGGACGACTGGGACAAACTTGATCAGCAATTCAGCGGGGCATCCGCGCCGCCTCGTGAAGGACGAGCAAAGGACCCGTGGGACGAGCTTGATGCGAGCTATACCCGCCCTGCCCCAACTCGGCCCCCTGCCACAGCACCTACGCTAGCACCGCCGCAGGCTGCCCCATCGAAGCCATTCGGCCAGCAGCTGAACGACTCGATCGCCGACGTGCCGCGCCAGATCGGGCTGACCGCGCGCCACGGCCTGGAAGGTGCCGGCGACGTGTTCGACACCTTCGTCGGCAACCCGGTGCGCACGCTGGCCAGCCCGATCCTGGGAAACAAGCCGACCGCACGCACAGGCGCCGCGCTGGCCGACCTGGCCCGATTGCCACAGCCACGCACCGCGACCGAGCGCATTGTCGGTGACGCGGCGCGCATGGTGGCCGGCGGCGCTGGTACGCTCGGCGCCGCGGCGAAAGGTGCGCAGCGCCTGACCGGCGTTGCTCAGGGAGTGGCGCGCACGCTCGCGGCAAACCCGGTGCAGCAGCTGGCGTCGGCCGGCGCTGCCGGTGCTGCCGGCGGCTACACGCGCGAGACTGGCGGCAACGATGGCGCGCAGCTTGCGGCATCGCTGGCGGCCGGCATCGCCACGCCGTTCGCTGCCAACAAGGTGGCCGGCCTGGCCAGCCGCCTGAATCGCCGCGTCTTGCCGCAGGATCCGCAGCAGATCAACATCACGATCAACAGCGCGATCGAACAGTCCGGGCTGCGGCTCGACCAGCTGCCGCCACGGGTGGCGCAAAGCATCCGTGACGACGTGGCCAAGGCATTCCGCACTACTGACCAGGTATCGCCCGACGCGGTGCGCCGCTTGGCCGATTACCGCCTTACTAACCTGACGCCGACGGCCGCCGGCCTGACGCTGGACCCTGCTGTGGTGACGCAGCAGAAGAACCTGGCCAAGCTTGGCATGAACAGCAAGGACTCGACTGCGCAGTTCCTCGGCCAGACCGAGAACCGCAACAATCAGCTGCTCAAGAATGGCCTGAACGACCTTGGCGCCGGTGCGTCGGATGATGCTTATGCCGGTGGCGAGCGGGTCATCGGTGCGCTCGAGCGCCGCAACGAGCGTGCTACCGACGTCATCGGCCGGCTGTACGACCGCGCGCGAGACTCGGGCGGGCGCAGCGCGGCGCTGGATCCGCACGCATTCACCCAGCGCGCCGGCAACCTGCTGCACGAGGCCAACGTCGAATCGTTCTTGGTTCCGGACATCCGCAACAAGCTCAACGGCTTCGCTGACGGGTCAATCCCGCTGACGGTCGAGATCGCCGAGCAGTTCAAGACGAACATCGGCCGCCTGCAGCGCAGCAGCGCCGACGGCAACGTGCGCTTCGCCCTGGGCGCGGTGCGGCAGGCGCTGGACGAAACGCCTCTACTGGCGCAGCGCGCGCCGGCCGCGGCAGTCGGCGGCAGCCACTTGGCCACTCCGGGCGGACTGGCAGGCGGCCAACCAGGCCAGGAACTCGGCCAGGGCGCGATCAACGCCTTTAACAAGGCACGGCGCGTCAATCGCATGTGGATGCAGACCGTCGAGCGCACGCCGGCGCTGCAGGCCGTGCGCGATGGTGTCGAGCCCGACAAGTTCGTGCAGCAGTTCATCGTCGGGGGTGGCAAGGACGCCAATTTCTCAGGCGTCGCCCAGCTCAAGCACTCGATCAAGTCGAACCCTGTGGCGATGCAGTCGGTACGTGACCAGATCCTGGGACACCTGAAAAACAAGGCGCTCGGCGGCATGCCGGACGAGACAGGCAATTTCGGCAGCGCGGCCTACGTCAAGGCGCTGGATGCGATCGGCGAGCGCAAGCTGCGTCTGTTCTTCCAGCCCTCCGAGATCCAGAAGATGCAGGCGCTGGGCCGCGTGGCGCGGTATGAGCAGTTCCAACCGAGTGCCAGCGCAGTGGGCAACTCGAACTCGGCCGCGGCGATCGGTGGCCTGTTCGAGCGGTACCTGGGGAATATCCCGGTGGCCGGCCCGCTGGCGCGCCAGTACCTTGCAGAGCCGGTGCAGAACATCCGCGTCGGCATGCAGTCGGGGCGCTCGCTCGACGTGCCTCGCACGCTGGCCGTGCCGGGCAACGTTCGCCGGCAGCCAGTCGGCATGCTCGCATCGCCCGCGCTGTTCACATCGCAGGATGAGGAAGAAGAAGCGCGGCGCCGTCTACTTTCGCCGTGACGCCCACCAGGCGTTGAAGACAAACGCCAGCGCGGCGCCGAGAGCGATCGGATCGAAAGACATTTTTAGCCCTATTTACAGCCCGCCTCGTGCGGGCTTTTTGTTACCTGGAGCATAACATGCCAGTACCATCAAGCATCACCGACCTGAGCAAGAACGCGTCGGACAACAGCCCACAAGGCACCGAGTCGGCCAAGGGCACGATCGACGATTACTTCCGTGCTCAGTCTTCGTTCATCCGGCAAATTTTCGACCAGACGCTCGGGCCGAGTGTTGGGCTGGCGTCGGCCACGACGGTGAACATCGGCTTCGCTGCGGCGCTGAATGTCATCATCAGCGGCAGCACGACCATCACCTCGTTCGACGCAGCGCAGGAAGGGACACTGCGGTGGATCGTCTTCAATGGCGCCATGCTGATCGGCCATAGCAATGACGCGATCGTGCTGCCTGGCGCTGCCAACATCACCACTGCTTTCGGAGACGCCGCTCTGTTCAAATGTACCGGCGGCGCGCGCTGGATCTGCCTGAGCTACATGCGACAGGTCGGAACCGGCCCGGTGAAAGCATCCGCGTCGCGGGATGGCTACCTTGCCGCCGGCGACTTCGGGACATTCGCAGCCAAGCAGGACGCGCTCGGGTTCACCCCCTACCCCGCGAGCAATCCTGCGAACTACACCACTCTCTCAGCGGTTGGCGGAAGCTTTCTACCTCTCGGCGGCGGGGTTCTGTCCGGAAGTATCGACTTCCTGAACGGCGTCGGCATCTACATGCGCGACGCGTCGAATAACAGCCGCCAGTTTGTCAGGATGCAGGGCAACGGCGTGAACTTCACGATCGCCGGTGGGGCCGCGTTCAATTATTACAACCAGAACGGCGACACGATCGTGGCCAGCCTGACCAATGCGGGCGTGTGGTCGGCGAACGTGATCGTGGAAACGTCCGACGAGCGCAAGAAAAAGGCTTGGCAGCGCGTGCCACGTGACCTGGTCGAGCGGTTGGCAGGCATTCGCAAGTCAGGCCTGTTCACCTGGAAGCGCGGCGGCGAGCGCGGCCTGGGCGTCGGCGCGCAGTCGCTCGAGAAGATCCTGCCGGAAGCCGTGCACACCGACGGCAGCGGCGCCAAGTCGGTGCAGTACGGCGCTGCGGCGCTGGTCTCGGCCGTCGAGCTGGCGCGCGCTGTGGTCGACCTGCGGGCGCGCCTCGATAAGCTGGAGGGCAAATGACCCTGCCCACCTCTGGCCCGATCAGCCTCAGCATGGTGGCCGCCGAGTTGGGTATCGCGCGCCCGCTCTCACTCGGCGATTCCCGCGTGCGCGTCCTGGCCGGCGTGCCATCCGGCCCCATCAGCCTGGGCCAGCTTCGTGGCAAGAGCGCAGCCGGCCCGTTCACAGTGACGGCAATGGATGCATACGCCAGCGCGGATACGCAGTTTGGTAGCGGCACCGTCAGTTGCAGTCCGGCTGTCTACGCTGCCGGCGGCGTCGATCCGAAGACATACGCCTGGAGCACCTTGAGCAACCCGCGCGGCGTAACCGTCATCCTGGGCACCGGCTCATCGGTGACGGTGCGCTTCACGTACACCACCAACGCGACGGGATCGGCCACGGTCACCCTGCGTTGCACCGTTACCGATGGCGCCGGCACACAGCGCACCGTCGACGTCACCGGCTTCCTCGAATGGGGCACGAACCTGTAACACGCAGCATCCTGAAGCTGATCAACCCAAGGCCGCCATCGAGCGGCCTTTTTCATAACCTGAAAGCGACACATGCCATCCTCAAACCAACCACGTATTGTTGACTTTAAATTGACCCTTCCCTGGCTAATCGGCAGCGCCTGCACCGCCCTCCTGTTCATGGCCGGCCTCGGCTGGAACGCCTCCGCGCAGTCCGGCAAGCTCGACACCCTGATCACCACCTACGCGAAGCTCGAGAAGCGTTTCGACGACCGCGACGTTCGCCTGGAGACCATGCGCGACCGCATGTACGCCAATGAGCGCGTAACAGATGCGCTGTCCCTGCGCATGACAGCACTGGAAGGATCGCGCAAATGAGCGTCCAAACCATCATCGAAGGCGTCGTCGAGCGCGAAGGCGGCTTCGTCGACAACCCAAACGACCGTGGCGGCCCGACCTGTTGGGGAATTACGGAAGCCGTGGCCAGGAAGTGGGGGCACACGGGCTCCATGCGCGACCTGCCGCGCGACTTGGCCGTGAAGATCTACTTCCAGGACTACGTCACCGCTCCCGGCTTCGTGCGCATCGCCGCGATCAACACTGCTATCGGCGCGGAGCTGGTCGATTCCGGCGTGAACTGCGGCCCCGGCCGGCCTGGCCCATGGCTGCAGCGCACCCTCAACCTGATGAACCGTCAAGCGAAGTTGTTTCCGGATCTCATCGTTGATGGCGTGTTGGGCCCAGCCACGCAGTTCGCGCTGCTGTCGGTACTGAAGCAGCGAGGCACCAACGGCGAAAAGGCGATCCTGCGATGCCTCAACAGCCTGCAGGCGGTCTATTACATGGAGATCACCGAGCGCCGCGCGGCGAACGAGGAATTCTTTTTTGGCTGGATTATCAACCGAGTGGAGGTAGCATGATTCCCCTGATCCCAATCGCAATGCAACTCGCTCAGTTCGCTCCTGGCATCATCAAGCTGCTCGCCGGCGACAAAGCAGGCGAAGTGGCGGGCAAAGTCGTCGACGTCGCGCGAGCGGTCACCGGCATCGATGAGGCGAAATTTGCCGTCGAAGCGATCCAGATGGACCCGGCCAAGGCTGCTGAATTCCAGCTCGCCGTCGGCGCGCAGCAGGCTGAGTGGGACCGCATGTATCTGGCCGACACGCAGAGCGCACGGGCCCGCGACGTCGAGCTGGCCAAGGCCGGCATCAAGAACCACAGAGCCAATGTTCTAGCATCAGCCGCGCTTATGCTTGTGATCCTGTGCCTGGCTGTCGTCGTGTGGAGCTCAGGTGCCGACGACTTCGCCAAGGCGACGATCAGCCTTATCCTCGGCCGCGCGCTGGGGTGGACGGATCAGTTATTCAGCTTCGAGTTCGGCACTACCCGGGCGAGCAAGGCGAAGGACGATACGATCAACAGGCTCTCAGGCCCGTAATGGACTTCGAGATCCACGCCATCACTCCCGGCGGCGGTGGCCACGTCCTTACCGTTCTCCAGGAACACAAGGACCGATTGCCGCAGCTGGTGGTCATCGCCGGCGAGGCATGTCACTCTCAAGCGGTTGAGGCGATGATGGAGCGGCTGATGGGCGAGCCCCTCGACGCGGCCCTTCATCAATGAGCACACGCTGCACGACAGCGGGAGCGATTTTTTGCTGGCGAAGAAAGCGTACGCCGGCATCCAGACCGAATGCAATAGCGACGTTGACAGCGAGGTCAACATATGCGGCGGTGAGGCGGTCAGTTCGTTGTTCCATGTGATTATTATCTCAAGGAATACGATCGGTTTTACTGCCTAAGAAAAATTAGGCACAGTGCATTGAGCGCTGATGCACTACGTAGATCTGGGTGCTGTGCGCTTCGATCCGGCATAAAAAAACAGCACCAGTATTAGATGAACATCTAATATACAGTGCTGTTGTTCTATACAGCTCATGCTGTAACTGCTTGATTGTATTGGTCGGGGCGAGAGGATTCGAACCTCCGACCCCGTGCACCCCATGCACGTACGCTACCAGGCTGCGCTACGCCCCGACTAGTCGCTAATTATATCAGAGCCACAAAAAAAATCTTGCGATTTTGCCATACCTGTCGCGGCGGTATGGTCCGGCGCTGACTTGCGCGTACTTCCACTCCCTGCGCAACGTCATCATCTGCTGCTGCGGATATTCGGGTGGCGCCAGCTCCGGCGCCACTGGCGTACCCACCGCCAGCGACAGTTGCGAGCGCATGCCGCGCGCGATGCGCCGGCCGAACAGCTGTCCTGATCGCGTTAGTGAATTCAGCAGTCAAGACTGGTGCGACTTCGTGAACCGGCAAAACCTGCAGGACAGAATGAATCGACGCCGACACTGTGACGATGGCGCCGTAGCCGAGGGGCTTCTTTTGCTCCTCAGACGAGAGTGAATGGGGCGCAAGACATTTGAAACAAGAAAATAATCAAAGCAGGATATCCTCAACTTCACCGGAATGTTTCGCAATGTGAAGCGTCGACATGATTACTTTTACCCACTGTCGTCAGATGGTTCAATAATTATTTAAAAAAAACTCATAGATCTACTTTATCGAATGAATGCCACGCATGACCATCGCTGATGCTGATGCTCTTGACCGGACGGTGCAATCCCGTCGTCTTCTGCCGCACGTTCAATCGTCACCGAACGATGCTTTTAAAGCCAGCTGGCAGTGTTGAAGCCAAGTCCCCGCCAGTCCAGCGAGTCCAGTGAGGTTGAGCAGGCTTTGCAGCAGAGCCACTGTTTTGCCAAGGCTGGTTCGAGCATCTTTGGAACTCCCTGCTGTAGTTGTTCCAACTGATCGTACAGCGCTTTACTTAATGCGTGCTCATGCTGTCAGCATACCCCCCGGATCTAATCTCCTTCCTTACACAGAACCATCTATGCAACAACGTTAATCACGCTGTGTATTCACGTTTTTTCTTTACATCCGTAAAAAATAAAAACAAACGACTTCAAAAGCCAAATTTGGAGAGGCAAAGGTGTCATGATTCAGAATTCAGAATTCAGAATTCAGAATTCAGACCAGGCTTCATACAAATTAAATTGTATCAACATGAATTCTCGAGACTTTACTGTTGCAGGCAAAGAGATACAGTTTGCCCATCGAATCTGTCATCGTCTCTCAACTCGCTGAAGGTCGTACATGAAAAACCTGGCCATCTCGCTTATATACTTCACTGGCATCATCAGTGCTATTGGTGCGCTCATACACTTCGCAGCCATCGCTGGTGGGGCTGACTGGTATGTTTTTTTTAATGCTCCGCCGCAAGTGGTAGCATCATCGCGTGCCGGAACTTGGCTGGCACCGGTTACCACCAGCATCATCGGACTACTCATGGCCGTGTGCGCGGCCTACGCCTTTTCCGCGCTGGGACGCTTGCCGCGCCTCCCGCTGCCGCGCCTGATGCTGGGCGGTATGGCCGGCGTGTGCCTGTTGCGCGCCATGGTGATCTTGCCTCTGGCCATCAATCACCCGCAGCTACGCACTACATTCGAACTCGTCAGCGTCGTTATCTGGGGCCTGGCGGGGACTGGCTTCGTTGCTGCCTGCCTGACCCTGGCACGCCGACCGCCAGCGGCCGTGCACTCGCCTCTAAGGCAAATCTCCGCAAGATTGCGGAATTAA